CACATGCCATGCAGGCTGTTGAAATGCTTGTGACGCGCTGTGATCGTAGACAAGCGTTCTATCTGGCAAGTGAATATACAAAAACTGGTGATTTTTTTCTACTCGCGATTCAATAACAATACCGCTTAACGCAACCTCTGACAAGCCTTCTAGGATTGTGTCTACCTCTTGCGTTGATATCTTAGTGGTCGCGCCATTTGAGCCAATGTAAACGCCTATAGCCTCATTACGTCCAGAGCCAACAAATGCTAGTGCGTCTAGGTACTGAGTAATCGCAAAAGTACCTACCGCGCCCTTTTGAATTTGAGCGCCCTCTATCCTTGCAAATGGGAATAAATCCCCGCCAACGTTATCAAATACCTCGATTGTGTAGCGGTTAGCTGCGTAGACTTCATTGCGGATTTTACGAAGCCCTTTTACTGGGTCTGGGTCTGCCTCAGAGCTTCCGTATTTCAACGGGTTAACTGTTGTCGGTGCGCCTAACTCGGTAACAATCAAAAACGTCCCATCGGTCGTCATGAAATAGCCATCTACCCATACTTGATCTATCACGTTTCCTAGGTCTGGGTCTGTTACTTGCGTAAGCGTGCCATCCCAATAAAACAGCTTGCCACCCGAAGCAATAGAAAGCCTTGTAAAGTCGTAATCAAAGCGAACTTGACCAGTGCCGCCAATATCACCCAAAACAGTCACAGCGCCGTTATCGGCCACCGTTACTAGCTTTGCACCAGATGCGCGATAACAAACGCCATTCCAGTTTATTCCACCACGATCTACGCCTTGCCCCGTAGCTAACTGCGTATGCCCCGGAGCCGGCCTTAGATAGCCCGACGATACGCCGGATTTTATCGGCACTGGCAATAGATTAACAGGGTATGACGTTCGAACGTCTACCCCGGTATCCGTGTAAATGCCGTTAAGAATGGAGATTTGCATTAGCCAACTCGATACCAGCTATTGCGGCTTGTAATAAAGCGAAGCCGTGCAAAGCCGTTAGCCGCCAAAGTCGTTGGAGCGCCGTTAGCAGCCGTTGCACCGTTCAGAGCGATGGTCAAAGCCGTCACAGTTTGAGTCGTTGTAATCAACACCTCAGTGCCATCTGGCGTAAGCGTGTTGAGTGGTAGCGTAATCGTGCCTGTTGCAAGCGTCCCTGCGGGCTGTAGCTGCATCCATTGCGAGCTAGTAGGCGTGGGTACAGGCAAAGCAAAGCCGGTTGTCGGGGTGTACAGATTCGCTGTTAGTTGTGGCGATGGATACTGCTGTTTAAAGTAATTCAAAAGCACCGAAACCGGCACTCTTCGCGCATCGCCTTGATTTGTGATAAAGGCTATAAGTTGATCACCACCGGATACCGAGTCAACCGGAGAATAAAATGGAATAAGCGCCATATAACTATCCTTAAAATTGAATTGCGCCGTCTTGACCGCCATCAATAGGCTTAGGGGTTTCTAAAATGAATGGTGATATGACACCGGGAATGCGTTTGTTTCCAGCACCAGCGGGCAACGTGTTAGGCAGCACCATCTCTGGAGGGGTAGAAGTCCACGACAAAAGCGCGTCATATCCAATCTTTGCAGCCTTCGTGGTTTCTGGCATAGGCTGCCGGCCAAAGATAGGAGAGATTCGCAGCGCTAGATTTGTTTCAATCGCATTGTTTGCTGCGTCTGGTACGTTTGTCTCTGCATCCAAGTCTGAATTCTCAGGAGAGCCGGGAATTGGATAACCAATGCGGATGCCAATAGAATTCCATTCAGCCATCATTGAATCGAGCCTGCGCAAGCATAGCTCTTGCTGCTGCGGCTCTACATCAAATTGATAATTGGATAGGCCAATCTCAGCTAAAGCGCCTTCGACAAATTGACGCTTTGAATAACTCATGCTGAAACCTTTTCAATCTCTGCCAACAGTCGCGCATCTGACCAGCGCTTATCTACTTTCAAGCCGATTTTTTCAGCTTGTTGAATCATTTCATCGCGTGTGGCTTGCGGCTCTGCATCGGTAGAAACATTTTCTATTAACGTCTCAGCCAACGTTAAAACCCAACCATCATCTAAAGCAAGATGAATCTCAGTATCTTTTACGATTTTGCATTGCGCTTTATAGCCATCAATGGCATTGTTTCCAACTTTATAGACTGCTGTGAACATACTTGCTTTCTATGGCGCTCAACACGAACGCCCTAGAAAACAAGGGCATAAAGCCCCTGTTTGCTTGATTAAGTCTGATTTGCTAGCACAATGCCGCACTGATCTGGCGAAAGAACAGTAGTTGCGTACAGCGTAGTAAATCGAACTGAAGTCTTAGCAGTCAAAGAATTGAACTGATAAGCCATAACCAGAGGAACACCCTGCTTGGTGTTTGCAGTCATCACCTGAGCGCCTTCACCTGTAGGGAAAGCCAAGCGGCCATAATCAAGGGTTACAGCGCCAGAAGCCCAGAATGGGTTGGTTGGCTTAGTAACCGTGTTGAGGAACGTCAACGCCGCGCCGTTAGCAGCAACAGCCGAAACGTTTTGATATGGGCCTGTAGCGATGATTGCAGGGGTAACAACAAGGTTCGCAGTGCCAGCACCTGAGATGATACGGAAAGTCATAAGCTGACCGGTATCACTCTTATCAATTTGATGTACTGCGTTGACACCCGCAATGGTAAACGAGTCGCCAACTTTAGTGTTTGCAATGTTTGCGCCAGCAACAACCAAAGTCATGCGACGGTTATCCGTTGGAATATCGCCAGTCATAGCCGTCACCGTATGCGATTGCGCCCCGTTTACGGTTGTCCCGGTCACGGTTCCAACTGCGGCAACGTTAGCAACGTTGTCCGTGCGGAATGTGCGGAAGCCTGCAATATCAGGAACGCGGCTACGTTCGTAAGCGTCCTTATTAATGTCACCCATGTACGCACGATTACCAAGGTCTTTAGCAATTGTGGAGTAATTGAATGGGTTTAGAAACGCCTTTCGAGTGCGGTCAAGTGAAATGCCGCGAGACAACATAAGAGCCTCTGCAAGCGCAAAGTCATCCCAAGTAATATCTCCAACTTTTTTAACCACAATGCTAGATTGCGCGGCCACAGTTGCATAAAGATTTTTATCAATCTCAGCAGCAAGGCGATTTGCAGCCGCTTTGCCCATGCGCTCTTTATAAATTGGGTCGCGCATTTCTTTTGCGTCCAAAAAGTAAAGAACGTTATCAGGCGAGCGGTAAACCGTTGGTACATATCGGTCAATAACATCCGTAGGCGTAGCCGCGCTAATGTCTAGCCCGGTCGTTACGTTGGTGTTAAAGTCTTGTCGCTTGTAAAACGTATCGCCTGCGCGTTGCATATCGGTAGGCGATGGATAAGAGGTCTCAGCTTCACGACTGATAACGCATGCAGCGTCGTAACCCTCTACGAATTCCTCGAACATTAGGTCAAGGTCTTTTGCTAAAGCATTAGGCATATCAAGCCCCTTTCAAAAATGAGTTAAATGGGTTTCCCCGGTTTAGTCTCACCTTTACAGCGGTGGGGCTGATATGCGCTCGTATTTAATGCCACGGCTGGCAATGGGCGCATATTACCATACGCCCATTTTTCAGTCAAACTATTTTTTAGCGGCGCGTTTAGCCGTAAAGTATGAGTCCCAATCTCCCGTTTTATGAGCTTTTTCTTTTAGCTCTGCAATTTTTGCATTTCCACTTAATCCATTAGAAACACCGCCACCGGAACGCAATGCTTTATCTGGTGCTGGTGCAGTTTTACCCGCAGGGGATTTAGTAGCCATTTTGGCCTCCATTGTTGCTATTTCATATGTAAATTCTACCGGGTCAGTGATGCCGCCTAATTTTGCAGCCAACTCGGGATTACGCCCGATCTCTCGCACTAGCCGTACCGGGTCGCGTGCGTTCTTAACAATGATGACTTGCTGCACATTCGATAGCACATCCTTACAGACTTCTTCTGCATCGTCAAAGTCAGGCTCGGCGGCTCGAAACGCACTCTTTTTGGCTTCGTAGCCACTTACCTTTTGCTGCCATGTCTGCTGTAAGCGCTCTTCGTGCTGCGCCTGCTCTCTGCGATGCGATTCAATAGCCAGCGATTTTTCCATGTACTCTCTAAACTTCTTTTTAAAGACTTCACTATCAAAATCACAGCCTTCTAGCGTCGGCTCTTCGCCTAGCTGCGGCACTGTCGCAGGGGCTTGAACAGACTGCAATTGCCGCTTCAATTCCCTGTTTTGTCTGCGTAGCTCAGTAATCCATGCAGGCGCTTTTTGTGGCGCTGGCTCTTCTATTTCAGGCTCTGTTTGTTCGCCCTCTTCGGGTTGATCTGTTGCTTGCTCTACCGCCTGATCTTCTGTCTCTTGTTCGACTTCCTGCTCTACAGGTTGCTCCGTCTCTTCTAAAACTACCTCTTCGACAATTTCGTTTTCCATAGATTTCCTTTTAACTCACGCATCAACGGCTGCGCGGATGCCGTTACATCAGTGCAGTCTCTGCCTGTGTCTTTGCTGCCTGCGATTGCTTCAATTCAGCGCTTGCAATAGTTTCTACTACATCGGCTCTAGCCTTCGATGCCTTAGCCTGTGCTTCCTCAGATGCGGCCTTTAAGAACACTGCGTTAGGGTCTTCTTGTCCCTGCGCCATTTGCATCGCTTGTGCTTCTTCTTCATTGGGCTTGATCGCGCCGATTTTGACCAGCTTGCGACGGAAATAGGGTTTAAGCTCTCCAAGCCCTTCACCGTCCATGCTCATCATCATGACGGCCTCTAGCACCATCTTTGTCTCGGGGTCTGTAGTAATGCGAAGGGTTTCCGTAAGCTCTCGCACGGTCTTGGCACGCTTAGAGGACGAAGCCGGCCCTACATCTACAGTCACCTTGTAATCAGCGCCTGCAATATCGTTGTCGTACTCTAGTTCATCGTCTTCGCTGATCTTCGGAGTCATCAATTCAACTTCAGAGATTTCACCTTCTTTGTCAATCGCTTTCATCTTGCGCTTGGGTTGCGCGTAAAGCTCCTTAGCCATCGATAGCCAGATTTCGCCGCATCGTCTCTCAGCTTTTGCAAAGTTGTCCATGTAGATAAAGGCTTGCGCGTCGATTCTTTCCTGAATCATCTCCACGGCTTTGCCGGAGATGTTGCTTACCATCTTGTCGGCTTGCTGTTGATTACCCAGCATCTCGGAAATATCGGATTCTGTAAGCTGCAAAAGAGCAGCCATCGCAGTTGGCAATTGCGGGGGCTTTGTGTATCCAACTGGGCCGGACAATACCTTATTGCCGTTCGCGTCGGTCGTTGCGTTGATCGTCATGTATGCGTATTCGCTGATGTTGTCATCACGCCAGATAGATTGATGCCCTGCGATTTGCTCAGGTGTAAAGATAGGTTTTTCGCGTGACGAATAAGCAGCCAGTTCAGCAAGTTTTGACACTTGCATGTTTTTTAGGCGTGATAGGTCTTTGAGATGTCGCACAAGGCCGAATGTGCGCTCTGTGCCGTCAATAATCTTGCGTTTACCGTACTGAATAACAATCGGGATATTCTGCCCTGCGATGCGCCCGCAGTCTTCTAGGATTCCAGAACCTGACAAGATGTATTTGTAAACGGCTTTCTTTGTGTGTTTTCTGCGCTTGGTTTCTACAAAGCCAGTAGCGGCTAGAGTCTCTTCTAACGTTTCGTCATTTTCAAAGTCGTCATCTGTATATGTGACCTCTTCACCGATCACAGGTTTATACGTGTACTTCCACTCTTTTTTCTCTTCGACTCTGTAGTATTCCGCGACATAAACCACGTCAGGCGTACACCAATCGAACTCTTTTAGAGAATTAGGATTTTGCCACGTTGCCACCTCCACACCCCACATTGCTTCAGCAGCCTTCGGAGTGTACGGTTTAAGCAAAAACGCACGCCGCGCATCTGATTTATCTGGCTTGACAGAATCAAGCGAGAAGAACACAACGCTATCAGCATCGTAAATCGGCTCTACTCTGATTCTTTGGTTCTCTGATTCGTCCGACTCATAATCAGAGGTAAGCCGCCATGCTCCAATACCGCCGCTTGTTGCGTCTTCATAGCTATTGTCTTTTGCATCTTGTGCGCACGAATCTGTCATATCTGCACGATACAAGCCGTCTAGCTTATCTGCTAGATTGTCATCCTCGGGCGTCTCTCCGTTTGGAACAAAATCAACTTGAATTCTATTGTTCCGATATTCGTTTATCAGCCGGCCATGAGCTAAAAGCAATTTGTTAACCACTAGCTTAGGCTTATTCTCAAATTGTCTGCCTAGATCGCCTTCCCATGGAGCACCGGGAACGGATAAGAAGCGCCTATCTTCTAGGCATTGCATCCGGTTATCTTGCTCTGCTGAATAAATCTCGTTGAATTCCTCTATCGCTTCCGAGTGAATTCTAACTAACCTATCAGCTTTTGATTCTCTTGCCATAGTGGTTTACCCCTATTGCATTTTAGCCGTGTTTACCAGAAATTGGCAATAGGAGGGGGTAAAGCGCTTGCTTGCGAATCTTCCTGAGCCGGTAATCTCTGAATATCTTCAATCGCATCAAACATCGGGTCTAACTGGTCGTCATGTGCGCCATTTGGGAATGTCTGAGCCTCTGCCAGAAAATCAGACAACCACGGCGCGTCCATCGGTAGCAGGATATTCCCAGACTCAATAAACGGCGCTGCGTCATACCCTCTGCTTACCTTTCCTTTTATTTTTTCTCTGTTGACGGCAAGAATAGGGTATCCCTCGCGCCGAAGAGTTTGAATTAATCCAGTTCCAGACACTTTATCTTCAACCCGCATTGATCTAGGCTTGTAACCTTCTCTGTGCTTAATCCAAAATGCGCGGGCGTTCGTTAAAAGCTCTGGGGCTTCCCATTTGCCCCTAATTAAGTCTAGCAAAATGCCTTGGCCTACTGTAGTTCGCCCCCAAAGCTCTAAGACTGAATAATCGTTTTCCTCTCCGGTCTTTTGAGCAGTATCAACGTAAATATTAGTCCACTCAACTCTAGGTACAACTGTGTAGTATTTAAACCACTCGGTTTTAAGAATACCGCCACCCCTTGGTGCGGGTCTT